CATCACCGAGTCGGTGTGTCCATAGACCACAGGATGTCCTAAGTCCTCGGCAACTTCCTTCAACTTGAGCAAGGTTTGTCTTGAGGTAAAAGTGATTGCGGCGGCGATGTCGGGGTGATACAGCCCATACTTGGAATCGCCAGCAACGCCATACATGGATGCGACGAGAGACTTCGTGGCGTATTGCAGGGCGTCATAGCGCACCCGTTCTTCGTCCGTTGTAGCATCCTTCATCAGTTGCTTGTAGTGGTCACGGAGAACCGTCATGTTGTCCATCTGTCGCACCAACAACCCCTTCTTCTCCTGTGAGAACCGAGTCCCATTCCCACAGTCCTTACCGCCGTGAGAAAGCGTGTCCCATGAGATATTGTGGAGGTCAGCGTTGCTGTGATACATTGCTTTTACATCAAAAATACCGATGTTTTGGTAAATACCCTTCTCTCCGTCCATGACGATTGCGCCGTCATAATTCACCTTGTCAAACATTGGTTTGGAAGGGATTTGTTTCTTGAAATCGGGGTCGCCCAAAGCAAGGCAGGTAAAGACCTGCGTGATGAACGGGGTGCTACGGATTTCACATTGAGAGATATGTTGGACCGCAATAAAATACTCCAAAGCGTTGACGAGTCTGTTCAAACGAGGAAGCAAGCGCACATCCTGTCGGTTGTATTCAAGGTAAAGAATTGGGTCGCTGTAGTAGGTGTCGTGTCCGTCGGACAATTCGGTTTTCTTTTCCCCTAAACATTCCCAAGCAACATCACCCAATTTGTAATTTGGCAACTTGCCATTCTTCAACTCCCACAACTTAGGGAAAGCGAGGCGCAAGTCAATGACATTCCGTCCGACGATGGGTTGCGCCCAATCACCGAAGTCGTAGCGAATGCGGTTGAGAGGCGACATGTTAGACGCACGAACGCCCACTTTGTTGCACCGCTCAACGATTTGCTTCAAGTCTGCACCAGCGACATACCAGCCGGTGATGATGTCGGGGTCTTGCTTTCGCATAAACGCCGTGAAGTGGGTAAGCAATTCGGCTTCCGTGTTGAAAAGAAGAACAGGAGTATCGTAATCATATCTGTTTCCGTTGGCATCAAACAGGAAGTCTTTCTTGCCTGTTTGTTCAGCATTCAACGCAACACCATTAGGCAGAACCGCCCAAGAATACAGATTTTCGGTAAAATTATCATAGACCGTAAGCATCGTGATTTGACCGCTATCTGTTTTCCATTCGCCGTCAAGATACCAAACGCGATGTTTGTAGGAAGGAAAGGGTTTGTCGCCACCCTTCACACGAGCCGTCAACACTTGATTCGTGAACGGGATGTTCCCTTCCCATGAAAGACCGGTCTTAGCAATGTTGCGAACAGCGTCCGTCGTATAACAAGTGACCTTCGTCAAAGGTTCACCGAAAACGCCTGTGTAGCCCGACTCCTTCTGCTCGTGAACAAACTGTGCATCTTCATCACGAAGATAGAGATAGGGAAGTCTGTCTTTGATTGCCGTTTGTTGTCGGTTGTTGTTGGCATCACGATAACGAACCAACACATCGTTGCGTCCTACTTGCTCCACAATCATAAATGACCCTTACCGTGTAGGTTTATAAGGGTTTCACGCTCGTCGTCCACGGCCTCTTGTTGGAATGTTATGCTTGACGAGCCATTGGTGAATACTCATCGGTGTAATCCCGAATTGTCCTGCAATCTCGGCCATCGTTCTATTTTTACCGATATATTCTTCCTCCAACCACTCCTTTCGGTGATACAGTGGTTTAGCCGGTTTAATGAAGTGTTTGATTTCAACGACGAGAACATCCCCGTCTCCACTGTTGATTTCGTGTCTTTGGAAACCGGATTCCGTAAATTGTGCATCGCACACACGAACCCATTCGCCGCTGTTAGGGTCAACCACTTCAACCATGTTATATCCACACCTGCATACAATATAAAACCATTGATACCTTAACGGTCAGCCACCCTAAATATCCCACACTGCCGCCTAACACCTGCGGTCATTACTTTGTGGTTAGTCATAGATGTCATTCTCTCCACGCCACAGCCCGTGCAGCGACGAAGGCATTTACGGGGACTGCGACTCAAGACGACCCTCCCTTTCCAAGCGGCAACAGCGAGCGCACTTCACCGGCCCCTTCCTTTTTGACCATGATGTGTATTTTCTTTTACCGCAAGACTTACAGTCATACCACATCATTTATCCCTCCACCAGTAGGTATGAGGTCTTTCGTAAGAACGATTGACAATTTTCATCCTACAAAGAGTCCCAAGAATAGTCCCGACCTGTTGTGCGCTCATACCAACGGTTTTTGGCAAATACTTTTCCGCTAAAGCCACTATCTGTGAAGCGTTCAAATATCTTCCATTAGCGTCATAACGAAGAACAGCGAGACAAGCCAACTTGAGATACACCCGACGCATAGATGGTCTGTCACCCATGCGCTCCAAAAGATGGGAAACCTGTTCGTCGCTCAATAACTTCATAGTGCCATTCCTAACCTTCTGTGCTTCTGTCATAATAAAAACCTCAAACAACAGGCGGGGTAAAGATGCAAGGGGAATGCACAACCCCTATGGTCAGTCGGAGGACTTCGCATCTTTAGGACCAAAACCTTGACCAAACCCCCATGTTGTTCACTTCAATATTCCTGCCGCCCAAGCCCATTCGCCGTTGCCGAAGGAAACGGAAAAACGGATGCCTTGACCGTGTTCACGGAAGTCAAAGAAATTCAAAGTTGCTTTGCCGGTAAAACCCTTGAACAATTCGTCAAGGCCACCGTCAAAGTCCCAAGTGAAAGCACAGTCCGGATGAATCGGTTGTGTCGTCGGATTCTCAACGGTGATGATGCTGGTCGTTTGTCCGAGCGTCGGGTCACCAACGGTGATTTCAATATCAAGACTTTCTTCCAAATCAACCTTGAAGGTGTAGCGGTTGAGGCGTTGGCCGTTGATGGTGTCGCATCGGCAAGCATCGTAAAGGTCGGCTACATTTACCGAAAAAGCACAGAACGAATGTTGCTTGGTTCCGTCGCTTAAGGTGTATGTTCCCATGTTGGCGTTGATTTTGTCTGCGAGAGATTGCGAGCGGACCATGAAATCCATGATGCTTTCTTGACTGTGAGTAAATGCTTTTGCGTCAAAAGAAGCATCAAGTGTGGTTTGTTTGCCAGCCGACTTGAAGCGCAACTTGCCAGCCTCCCAAGAAATAGTGAGGTTTTCTCCATGCAAAGCAAGAACCCCAAGCACACGGTCAATGTCGGGAATGGGAAAGGAGCCGCCACCAACGCATGCAGTGGTGACTTCGGTGAGTCCAGTCAAGTCGCGGGTTAGGCTGCATATTCGTGCGGTGTTTTCCTCACAGACTAATACACAGGATTCAACCTGCGCCTGTTGCTTGCCGTTGACGGTCTGCTTGCGCTTGGTGATGTTCAACATGCGCTTAAGTCGGGTGTTGCTGATGTTTGTTTTTGCCATGAAATTAACCTCCAATATAGTGGGTGAATTTGTTCGCTGGTGCTTCGTGTTGTTCCTGCAACTCCTTGACAGCCCCGAAAACCTTCCCGATGTTGGGAATCTCGTCAATGATGGTTTCAAGGTCTGCGACTCGTGATTTCAATTCCTTGATTTCATCCAAAAGCCTCTTTTGGGCTTTCTCCATTTCCTTCCAAGTCTCGGTCAAAAAATCACTTCCAATTCAAAAACGGTAGTCCCGCCCACTTCACATCGCCCTTGACGACAGAAAGGATGGTGTGAGTCTCGCCCACATGTTCCATGTGCTTGCCCTTGATTTCCTCAATGGTGGCCTTGATGACCCAATCATCGGGGTTCTTGAGGGCAGGGTCGGCCTTGACACCTGCGGCGGCATCGGCCTTCTTCATGTAGCGAGACAGGAAAATCTGTTGGGAGAAAAGACGCATAGTGCCTTTGTCCCAATCGGGGCGTTCACCAATCTTCATCAAGACTTTTCCGCCGGAACCATTATCCACATAGTTGCTCACATCTTTTAGGTGAAAAGTATTGACGACACATGGCACAGGAAGTCCATGTAATCGTGTTAGAACATCACGGTTCAGTTGGTTGCGTGTCCGCCATTCCTTTTGATTGAAGGAGTCGCCTTCTTCCTTGATGACACCACGACGCAAGAGAACATCGGTCATGGCGTGTTCGCACCACTTGAGGAAGGTTGAACCGCCGTCCATGATGATACCAGCAACATCTTCTTCTTTGGCGACATCAGCGACGATGTTCACATAGAAATTCATTTTGTCAATGAGGTTTGCGTAGTTGACCGACGCATCCTCATTGTAAATAGAGTCGTCACGCTCGTCCAGCAGAGGGAGAACGATGATTTCCTTATCGTCGGGATAAGCGGCCTCAAGCGTAGCCTGTGCAGAGTTGTCAATGTCAAACACATAAATTTTACCATTTGCCCGCACTTGACGGATGAGGGAAACAGCGAGTCCGGTCTTGCCACAATTCTCTTTGGCAACGAGGGCCAAGCGAACAGGCACAGAATGTGCCGTGTTGTTCTTGAACATATTACGGTAGTATTCTTTGTCGTAGCCACCCTTCTGTGGTGTGCTGTCTGCCTTCTGTTGTTGTTGTCCCCAAGCCATGTTCTTCCCTTCCTGTGTAGCCTTATAACCCCTTCGGTTCAGCGAGAATGATGGTGTCCGTAGTCAAGACGAGACGGGCGATAGATACCGCCGCCTTCAATGAGTTAAGGACGACAAGAGCAGGGTCAAGCACCGTTGCACCCTCGGTCGGCTCCATTTCATCTGTTTTGGTATTGAGGTAATACTCTTCTCCCCATTTGAAAGGACTTTTCTTATCGGACATGTTGTCGTGAAGTGTTTTCATGGGTGCTTTGAGAGAATCCGAGAAAGAAGAAGGGTCCATCCCCTTTGCGATAGTGTAAAGCGTCCAACCTGCACCCACAACGACACCGCCCTTGATAGCAAGACGAGTAGCGTTGACAGCATCATCCACCCGCTCACGGGTTTCACGAATTTCAGCCTCACTGAACCCACCGATGTGAATTGTCGCCATCCGTCGTGCGAGTCGGGAATGTCGCGTCAATAACTTTTCCCGTGAAAATCGGTGGTCGGCTTCGTCGGCTTGCGTGATGAGTCCGGTAAGGTGGTCATCCAATACCTGCGTCCTTTCACCAGCGACGATGGTTGTTGTCACATGTCCAACGGTGATACGCTCGGCAGAACCGAAGTGTCCATCACCTTCAACAGCGTTAGCGATTCCTGTTCCCTTCTCGCTTTCAAAGTGGATTTTTCCTCCCGTCAAAGCCTTCAAGTCGTCAAACCATTCATCGGCGTCGGTGCGAGGAATACGCAAAGCACAAGCACGAACAACGCCACCAACTACATTTGCGATTAAATTAGATAGGGCCACGCCTTTGATGTCTTGACACACGATAATAAGAGGGCGACTGTTTTCAATCGCAACCTCAAGAGCAGGGGTCAAATCATCAAAGTCCTCAATGGTTTCTTTTGTGATAATAAAAAGTGGGTTGTCTGCCTCAAAGGTTCTCCGGTCATTGTTGGAGAACATCGGGGAAGCATAACACATCGGGATTTGACAACCGATTGTTTGGCTCCAAGTGGTGTGGTCGTCCGAACCAACCTTGAGATTGACGAGTCCATCAGCACCGATAACGCTGAACATGTCGGTTATCAACTCACCAATGGATTCATCATTGTTGGCGGCGATTGTGGAAACGCTTCGGAGACCGTCCAAACCATCAACAGGGTCAATGTCCCACTTCATCCGGCTGATTTCTTTCTCAACAGTATTCACAAAATAAGACATTTCGGACAGGTCGGATTCGGTGCGCGAGTAATTTTCAACCAAAGCCTCGGCAAGAATCGTCGCCGTGGTCGTCCCGTCTCCCGATGCCTGTTGTGCTTCAAGGGCGACTTGGCGGATGAGGTCAAGGGATGTTTGAACGGCAGGGTCATTTGATTTTACGGCAGAAACAATTTTCACGCCGTCGTTAAGGACGGAGGGAGGGTGTCCTTCGTGCTGAACAAGGACTGTCCGAGCGTTTGGGCCAAGTGTGCCACGCACGCTGTCTGCAAGCAGACGAACAGCCGTGGACAACGCTTCTCGCGCATCGCTTCCGCTAACAATGTTATGCAACTTCTTTTCCCCCTAAACAAATCAAGCGTCCCAACCGTCGCCGTCGCCGGAGAAGTCGGTGTCAGCGAGAGGTGCGATGGCGTTCATGCACCACCAGCCGTTGACCATGAAGCGGTTCTCGCCTTCACGAGAAACCCAAGGTGAACCAACGACGAGCAATTCCGAACCAACACCAAAGTCAATTTCACCTTCTTCCTTGGCAGAAACATACAACTCCACAGGTGCGGCGTCGGACATGATGTCCATGTCTCCGAGGGTGATGATGAAGCCACCGTTGTCCCGTGGGTCAATGTGAACCACTTCAACAACGGAACCGAATGTGGTGTCCCACTTGGCCTTGTCGTCAAGTGCGGCGTAGGCGGTGTGGCAGTCGGAGAGCGAAGGGAGAAGAGTCTCACCGAGCCAATCAACAACCATGCCTGTTGGTCCATTGTCGCTCATCAAGTCAGCGAGAGGTGGGGCGGAGAAGATGCTCGTGAGGTTGGCATCGGGGGCAAAGGCAGTGACCTTCGTGCCGTAAGCCATACCGTCTCGGTTGGCTGGCTTCATGCCGATGGTTCCCGTCACAAAGGTAGGCCAAGACTCCTTAGCCAAAGCACCGTTGAAACGGAAAGAATGAATCGTGGGTTCGTCGTTTGAACCAGCCTTGCGACCAATGAACAGGCACGAGCGGTCGGGTTCCTCAAGTGGGCGATTTGCACCATACTTGAAGTTGGAATTACCATTGGCAAAGTGTGTGTTATTTTTGTCCCAAACTAAAGAGAACATGGTGTTAGCATCCAACTCCATACTTCGTGGTGGAACCGAGGTGATTTCGGTTGACGAAACATCCTCTTCAAACGACTGGCGGTTGAGGAGAGAGGGGTTGGCGTGGCGGGTCCAAGAGCCGTCATGGTTGTTCTCGTAAAGAACGACAGCACCTTGAGAGATGAGCGCATATCGTCCTTGTGTGTCAAGGCCAGCGAGGGTTTTCTTGGTCTTGTTGTAAGCCATCTTAGCCCAATCCTTTTCACGGGGGACATTGACGAACATTCCTTCATAGAGAGTTGCACCACTGCGGCTCAACTTGGCTTTCTCAGCAACGAGTTGTCGGGCGGCGACTCGGAGTGCCAGCGTCTTGCGTTGTTCTTCGTTTTTTCCTGCGGCTTCCCAACCTGCACCTTCTTGGAGAAGGACGGCATCAGCCTTTGCTGATAGCGTCTGTTCGTCCGTTTTGGTTTGTGCGGCAACCTTCTTCATCATTTCTTCGTATGCAACCATTGTATCACTTCGTTGTATTTTTGGGTGTTTTTGTGGGGTTATAAGGCTTATGCTTGTCCTCCACCAACAAGCATACGGATGAAGTTATGGCGCACCACTTCCTCATCCACACCGTTCAACAAGTCTCGCTCGGCGGTGATTGCCGCTTCAATGACCTGCATTTTTGATTCTGTTCCGGCGTTGCCTTTTACGGCAAAAGAAAAACATTCACGGACTTGATGTCGGACTTCGCCAGTGAACAATTTGACAGCATCCTCAAACGCTTTCTCAATGAAACAAAGACGGAGGAATCGCTTGAAGTCAATGGACGGAGCCGTGAGACTATCAAGGAACATTTCAGCGTCCCTACGCTTCAAGTTGGCGTAAGTCTGCAACGCACCGATGGCGTTCCGCAAATCACCAGCGTGTGCTTTTGCGATAACTTCAATTTCCCTTATGCGGGTCACCGGAGACTTCGCCACGGCCACTTTCGTCAATTGCTTAACCATATCTTCGTGAGCGATAGGTTGGAAGGTTCGCACTTGACATCGGGATTGAAGCCAGCGAGAAACCTTTGGTAAGCGGTTGCATGTGAGAATAAAATAACCTGCGGCATTCTCAATCACACCCTTCAAGGCTGATTGTGCGTCGTCGGTAAGTTGGTCTGCCTCGTCAAGCAAGAATATTCTTTCCTTAATACCACTTCGGGTCATGGGGATTATTGTATCTTCAACGAACGCGATACCCCGCTCCCGCTTGGACGAAGCGTTGAACACGACGATTTGCCAACCCAACTCTTGAGCCAAAGCATGAGCCACGGAGGTCTTGCCTGTTCCCGCTTCGGGAGAATAGAAAATGTAGTGTTGCATCGGCATTTCACCGAGAACAACTTGAGTCAACTCAGCAACGATAGCGTCTTGACCGACAACACCGGAAAGGTGGGACGGACGGAATTCAGTAGCCCACACCATCAGCGGTCCACCATCCTATCGCAATCAAAGCACCAAACAACCGCTCCCTTGGTCTTGCTCGCAGAATAGCCCATAACTCGGCTACATAGAGAACAGTTAATCGTGTATTTGCCTTTGCTGATTTTCATTCATTCTTCCTCCTTGGTAAAGTCGGGTTCACGGGCGAATCCGAGCATAGCCCAAAACGCACGACCAAGCATACTCATTGAACATCTCTCCTAAAGTAAAAATCATATTTGTTTTCTGCCAAAAGAAAAGCCACTTCACTTCGGCATTCACGGCAGCATAGAATAAGTTGTTCGGGGGAATCACAATCCTTCTGCTGTTCGCAAATCAAGCAGTCAGTCCCATCAGTCATTTTACCCATCTTACAACCCCCACTTCGCTGTTTGTTCACAAAAGAAACAGGTCGGCTCCTGCACCGAAATAACATGACCGTCGCACAAGGGACAGAGATGAAGTCCCTTTTGACGGAGAACCTTTACGGTGAAATAAAGAGCGACGCGCTGAATCATCGGTGTCCACTTCCTACCTTGAAGATAATATCGCTTGAGCATGTGCGGCAAGTGAAGGTCATTTTGTTTTTCATGTCCTTGTAGGTCGTGATTCTCACATGGAATCCGCCATGTGGGTCGCGACATCGGGGACACTTGACATTCTTATCCGAGATGAAATTTCCTAACCTATCGCTCATGTTCATTCCTCCTTATCAAGAATTTGATGTTGGCTGACATATTCACAAATCAAAGCCAACTTGTCGGAGGAACAAGACCAAAGGAAGTAAAGAGGTGTTTCCCGAAACATATCCCACCTACCATCAAGGTATTCATCAGTCGCATCACTAAACAACAACTCCTTGAAGGAATACTTACTAAGGCGTTGCGTATATTTGAGGTCGTCAAGTATTGTCCTAAAAGCATCGTAGTCCATGTTCATGCCTCCTTGTAAAAATAAGTTAGACTATGTGCGTTGGCGAGGTCGGGAAAGAAGTCTTGCACCATAGAGATAAAGAACGCGCAGTCCAATTCCGACGGGAATCGCATCTCCCTTCCTGTTTCGTTGTCAATTACATACCATATTTTCATGTTCATTCCTCCAAAAAGTCTGCAAGCACCATTTTCTCGTTTCGGTTAGCGGGTGTGTGTTTCCTTCGCTGGTTGATGTCGCCTTTCAATGTAGGGATAAAAGGGTTTTCATCGTCGGCGTTAGAGAGGGTGTCGCCCTTCCAAAAGCGAAGGGATGTAAAGTAGGGAGTCTTGACGGTGGAGCGGCGGAAGGCAGGGAAAGTGACCATCCATGTAGCCTTCATACGCTCACCATCAATAAGACGAACGGATTCTGCGGTGAACAGATAACCACCGCTCTTGTGTGCTGTCTTGTATATTTCCTTTACGACAAAACCACCTGTGCCTGTTGGGAATGAGCGGGTGTCAAATCGTGGGGCTTGTGCCTTGAATTGTGGGACAGTCAACTTCTGTCCGACTCGGTATGGGCTTCGCTTGACGGTCATTCGCTCGCCCCCGTGTAGTCAAAGAAAACAATCATGGCTTCGCACCATGCCTGTCGGTGGTCAAAAAGTGTGGTTCCATCGTGTCCCACCTTTCGCCCATGTTCGCTCGGTGTGTTGTGCAGAGCCTTACGCAATTCGTGAATGCGGGTTTGGTCTGCTTCGCTCATGCTTCGCATCAATTGTCGCATTTCTCCCATGCTCAATTCTCGCACCGAAGCATCGTGTTCTTCTTTGGTCAATTCAACGACCTTTTGCTTCTTGCGGCGTGTGGTGTGTCCACCAAACGAAAGTGCTTCACTCAATTCTTTCCATGTCATATTCATTCCTCCTTTTGTTTGTAGTCCTCGTGGTTGTAGGGGAGACGGTGTTGGCGACGAACCATGAGGTTGCGAATCAACTTAGCGACATTTGCCGCCCCGCTCTTGAATCGCTTCTCGCTGGTTTCGTCAGCCACCATAGCATCGTAAAGGTCGTCAAGAGGTATGTTGTTCAATACCTCTTTGAAAACTTCATACTCAACATGCGGTATGGTTTGTGCCTTGTTCGTCTCGCCCATATATACAGATTATCGGCATACTATATAAGCCTTTAATCACCGACTAACTAAGCCTTTGGCACGATAAACATTCATCACTGTCGGGAGGGAAAACCCGTGTCCTACCACAAGAGCATTTGCGGGCGACAGCCTTTTCCTTGGGCTTCATCGTTGAGGGTTCACGGATGTATAAGATTTCATCCTTGTCAATGACAACTTCCCTGTCAATATCATACATGGCATGTTTGCTCTTGACTCCGACAATATTCTCCACTACTTTTCTGCCAACAATAATTACGCTATGAGACTTGCATAGGAGGGCAGAGAGAGAATGTGGAGAGGGGACTCGTCGCACGCCCTTGGAATCCCCCAACTTGACAGCAACCTCTTCCTTGGTCAAAGGACCGTGTTCCCAAAGAACCTCAAGGATAGCGCGCCGAATCCGACTGTTCGTTGCGCTCATGTTTCTGCTTACCTTTGCACTTAATATAAGTGTGCCGAACATTCATAGGTCATACCACATGAGCGCGTTCATGTCGTGAGGCATAGGTTCTCCTTCCTTGGGTGGAGACATACCCGACGGTTGATACTGGTCCCGCACACAATGATACTGCAATGTCTTTTTAGCACAATAATAACAAATAGCAAAAAACGAAGCAGTCATCACAACCATTTGGAAACCTTCTCTTGACGCTTTTTCAGCGTGCGCGGCAGGTTATCAATATTGCCTTCACGGACCTCGTTGCGAGCCTCGGCATCCGATGAGATAATTTCACGCCAATACTTATCGGACTTGCGAAACATCGTTGGTCGCTCATCACCGGCTTTCTTTTTCTTCGGCCACTTAACGGCAGCGCGGGATGGTTTGGTTCCATAGACCATGACGGCCTCGGCGTATTCGTTGGGAAGTGTGAACGCTACATCGGCAAGCATCCGCCACAGGCGCATATCGTCCCTTTTGTTTTCCCGTAAAAATGAGAGGGCAAGCGGTATCGGCATTCCCGTGAACGCTCGGTGAACCCGTTGCCTGTCCGACCAGCGTAGCAGAGCATCAATCTGTCTCTTGTGATTCGTTTGCTCTTTCAGCAGGGATTTGTCAATTATGATTTGTTCCTTGGTCGCAGAGGAAATCGTTGGCAACTTCTCAACGACAAAAACCAAGCGATAACCGACAACATCAATCCACCTCTTGATTTCCTTTTCCGTAATTCTTCTCAAGTGAACGATGTATGTAATGTCCTGCCGTGTCGGTGCGTAAATGAGTCCAGCCGTCTCAATGACATGACCCTTTTTGTAGGCTCGCTCATCAGCCGTCAATATAATGATTCCCTTCATAATATCCACCAAACGGGTTCGTTTCCAAAATATGTGTTTCAAAAGATTTCATTTGATACTCGCTGATTCCCCACATATCACGAAGGTGTTTCCGAACAACCTTGTATTCACCGTAATACCAAACGACGCCCTTATCGGTTATCTCAGCATGGAGACCATCTTCTTTCATGGCTTTGATGAGGAATGGGTATTCAATCTTCTTAATCGGCCTCGTCCACAGGGTTTTCGCTGAACCACTTCTCCATTTCTTTTGGGGCAAAATCAAACCTCCCAATCAACATCTTGAACATGGGTCGGCGGCTTCAAAGCGGCAACCTGCAACTCAATTTGGTCAAGTAGTTGTGGCTCGTTGCGAAGTGTGTTCACAAGAACACCCATCACCCCGTCCATTTGTTTTTGTGCCAAAAGAAGTTGTGAGTCAACACCTATCTCCTTCTTGAGTTGTCCAACGAGCCGAAGAGAAGTGTTCGCTTGTGCGACCAACTTGGCCGCATCCGCTACCCAATCCGAGGTGATACCGCCTTCGCTATCCTTGACAGCCTCCAACTCATCAATCCACCCAAGAAGGCGGCTCACGATGTCCTGTGCGGCATCCAGCGTGTTGATGCTCTCGTAGCGCATGGACTCCATGTGCTTCGCTTCTTCGGGGTCATAGTCAACATGCTCGTCCATGTGGGTCATAACCGTCCCAACGGGCCACGAGTATTTTTCCTCAAGATAGGCAACCGTGATTTCTCCTGTGTGAACGCCCACTTCCAAGTCCCTCCGGTTGGCGATACCGCACATGGGACAGTCCGATGTGTTCAGCACCCAACGCAAGGTTTCAATCGTCAAAGCGTTGCCTTCGCCAGCCAGCCGTTGTTCAATCTCACGCCTTGTTCTCATCGGATTCACCCCACTTTTGTTTTGCTTGGCTTGGGTCGGTCAACGGCCCGATACGGCACATGACACCCTTCCGTCCACGCCCCGTATTTTTAGGAGTATATTCAGCATACCACGGTTGACCCTGCAAGTTGTCGTCAATCCAACGCTTTGCTGCTGTGTAGTCGCCCTTGGTGATGATTCGTGAGATTTCCTTGAGCAAAGTTGAACGGGTGATGTCTTGCATCCAAAACGCATCACGAATAAGGCGAGCGTCGGAGTCCATAACAGACCGTCGCATCATTAACGCAGACTCAAGAAGGCCAAGCAACTTCTCATCCAATTCAATGTTCAACACCTCGTTGCCTACCCATGTTTCTTTTAGCATAGTATAACCGATAGCAAGGCGGCGGAAAAGGTCTGCCTCAAAGGAGCGCAGGTCGGGACGGTTGAGCCAATGCCCCAACTCATCGCTGAAACGAACACCGCTCGGCGGGTCAAAGATAGCCTCAAGCATACGGGTGTTGACCCAATTGCGGATGTTGATGACCTCACTTGCGAGGGCAGCACGAGTCTCCCGTGTCATGTTAGATTGCATGTGTTGAGCGTGTTTGTATTGAGCCTCTTTCTCCGGCGACATCTCAATGTCAATGATGAACAAGCGTCGGTCAAGACCGGACTCCATCTCAAGACGGGAGGGTTGCGTTCCGCCCCACATAGTATAACGGGTATTGTATTGCACCCACCCACTACGCATGGCCTTCTGCACTCGCCCGTTGTCAAGGGAAGTCAGTAGTTGGTTTTTCATGTCGGTGCTGTGGTCTTTTTTGTTGGCGTCGGTAAGCGATGACGATTCCTCAAAGCCAAGGAAGCCACCACACATGTCACGAGCGAGAGGG